CTCGTGAGACCTGTCAGCAGGCATGCGATGCTCTCGTGGCTGTGGGTGTGGACCCTACTCGCGTCGATGTGCGCTGCCCCCACGAATCCGTAGATTTCAGCAGCAAGAAACTGATCATCGTCGATGAGTGTTTTCCATCGTGGGTTCAAATTGGCGACAAACCAATCAGCCAAATCAAGGCTGGAGACCTTGTCGATTCCTACAACCACGAATCAAAAACCATTGAAAAACGGAAGGTTATTGAGGTTTTCAAGACGCCAGCCCCTTCCACAATGGTGACGGTTTGGACCGAAAACGGATCAGTCACCTGTACCCCAGGTCATCCATTCTGGAATGGAGTCGAGTACGTTCCAGCCGCCAGCTTGACATCTGGAAGTGTGGTGGCAATCATTCCAACGCATGAACATGGAATGCAGGGAGTGCGGATCGACGACCGAAAGAAACGGTCACTTCTCGACAACCCGGAAGCCGGTTTGCGAGCAATGCAAAACCGTTCTTCGGTTCGAGAAGAGGAAGCGCGTGGAAACGCAATGTGCATGGTGCAAGACGCCGGTCACATGCATGGGAAGAACTCCAGCTCACAAAAGTCTGGATGCACTCAAACGGGGCCGAGCCTACTGCTCAATTCAGTGTCGGGATTTGATGGTTTCAAAAATGAGTTCGGAAAGAATGTCGGCCACGAACAAGCGGATGGGCGACAAGATTTCCAAATGGATGTCAGCAAGAACTGTATCCTATCAAACGAGGAAGCGTATGTCGGAATCACTCAAAGCGATTGGCCACAAACCAAAGTTTCGTGGAGGGAATGGAACAGGGCCAACATCAACTCAGCATACTCTCTCGTTAATGTGCAACCTTTTGATGGAGTATCCGATCAATACTGCTTGCAGCGAAGTTCAGGGAGTTCCGAACTGCTACAAAGTGGACTTGGCAGAACCTGCGGTGAAGCTGGCGATAGAGGTGGATGGAGGTTCACACAATTTAATCAGCAGGAAGGCAGCGGACAAAAAGAAGACCGAAACACTCAATTCGCTCGGGTGGTGCGTGTTGAGATTCACCAACAAGGAAGTCCTTCTTGGAGCCGAGCAATGCGCGGAGAAGATCAGGTCTACAATTTCTCGGTTGAAGGAAACGAAAACTACTTCGCAAACAGAATCCTAGTCCACAACTGCAAGCATGCGCCTGCCGATTCGTGGCGCAGGATCATCGAGTCATGCAAGGGACTGCGATTTGGTTTCGACGCAACCCCTTGGTCCGATGACGGCGAGCGTAATCAAGAACTTCGCAAGCTCTTCCGCGATACCCAGTTCGAGATCAGGCGCGAGGAACTCCAAGGAGTTCTGGCCCACGCAACCGTGTACATGCACTCGGCCAGCGACAAAGGTCTCCAGCAGAAGATCGATGATCACATCGAGATGCTCTTCAACGATCGCAAACGCTACATGCGGATCAAACACGCCGAACTCCGGGCCATGTGCGCTTGGGAATCGATCACCGAGATCGGCATCTGCGAGAACATGGCTCGGAACGCGATGGCAATCATGTTCGCCAATTGCTCGCTTGGACCCACGCTGGTGCTCGTTCCCAGGGTGACGCTCGGAGAGGAGTACGCCCGCATGATAGAGGGGGCCGTGCTCGTTCATTCCAAGATGAAGAAGTCGCTTCGTAAGCAGGCCATGGATGACTTCAAGGCTGGAAGGATTACGAAGATGATCGCCACCTCTCTGGCCGACGAAGGACTGGATCTTCCCAACGTAGAGAACCTGATCATGGTGTCCGGAGGCAGAAGCGCACAGAAGACCATCCAGCGGGCCAGCCGTGCGCTGCGCCGTGCGCCAGGAAAGGACCACGCGATCATCCACGACTTCCGCGACACCTTCCATCCGTTGGCAGAAGCCCACGCCAAGAAACGCATCAAGTGCTACAAGGAACTCGGATGCCACTTCGCATGAGCACCGCACTCACCATCGTCTCCATGGCCGTGCTGATGCCGCTCTGCGTGATCGCAGGTATCTACGTTGGCCATACTCTCACCATCAAGTCCCAGCAAACCAAAACCAATGAGCAAAACAATCGTAGCCTGTGACCCCGGCGTGAACGGCGGGTTCGCAATCCACACCAAGGACGGGATCCTCCTGTTCGCAATGCCCGAATCATTGCCCGATATGGCGCAACTACTAATCGGATTCAAATTAGCAGATAGCCATCTCTGGATTGAGAAGGTCCCCAAGTTCGTGAGCAAGCTGACTCCTGCTGCAAGCGTTGCCACGCTACATGAGAACTACGGCATCATCCAAGGATTGGCCTACTCCATTGGCTACGCCCTCCACCGCGTGGAACCCAAGGTATGGCAAGACCCTCTTGGACTGGGTGGTAAACGCTCCTGCGCCAACTCCGCGGAGTGGAAGCGCAAGCTCAAGGCCAAGGCCCAGGAACTGTATCCGCACCTAGATGTCACGCTTAAGAACTGTGACGCCCTGCTGGTCCTCCACTACGCCCAGGGAGGTGGTCGATGAGCGAGCAGGTCAAACGAATGATCAACGATGGTACCGGGGTGTACCAGATGAGCAGGAGCCAAGCCGGTGAAACCTATCGTGCAGCGAAGAAACTTAAAAGATATGAAGTCAGCTACTGGAACAGGAACAAAAAGAACAAACAAACCCAAACCCAAACCCAAACGGCCCACCGCAAAGATGTTTGTCGTTAGTGACGACACGCACAAGCGGCTAAAGGAATACGCAGTTAAGAAAGGCTACAAATTGCAGTACGTTGCGGATGAAGCAATTGCAGAATATCTAAAGAGACAGGAAACGAAATGAGCAACCAACCAAACCCAAACGTGTTTTTCCGAAGCGAGGACATGGGAATCGGAAACTTTCCAATCAAAGGAGGAACAATCAACCAACCAATTAACAACGGAGGGTATGCGTTTCCAATGACAAGCGGACCTGAGCCTCGAGTTGACTGCTCTACGCACTACAACGAAGGCATGACCCTGCGCGACTACTTCGCGGCGAAGGCAATCAATGAAGTGGGGTGGTACAACAACATAAACCAGAGCGCGATTATGGCTTACGAAATAGCCGACGCATTGCTCAAAGCGAGGGGGGAGGCGAAATGAGCGACACCCCAATATCAGACAGCACTCCTCACAACGTGGCCGAACTCGGTATGCTGTGCAGGAGGCTTGAACGAGAACTCACCGCGTCCAACGCAATCATCCGGCAGCAGCAATTGTTGGATGAAGCAAACCTGCGGCTGCAAGAGCGCATCAAGCGGTTGGAGGAGGCTGTTGAGTCCATTCGAGAATACTGGAACCGATACAACAACGAGCGAGCGATGGAAGACGCTTGCTGGAACGCAATCCACACAGCGTCGAAAGCACGCAAAGCCAAGGAGGCCAAGCCGTGAATACCGCACCAGCCAAATGTCCGTTCTGCGAGTCTCCGATCATGGTTCATGGGGGAAACATGCTGAGGTCGGAGGATGGTGGTTTTGCAACCTACGAGTGCAAAAGCTCAAGAGATGTGCAGTGGTCAGATCCTCAATGGAGTCGATCAGGACAAACTGAGGTTTGCAGGATTCGCGAGATAATGTTGCTGGGAAGGCAACTCAGCGTAGCCAACAACCGCATCAAGCGGCTGGAGGAGGAGAACGATGCCATGCGCGCCGATCTGCTGCTGTGGAATGAGAAGGAGGTGAAGTTGTGAAACGCTACACCCACATCGTGTTGCGACGAATGCCTCCACTAAACGGATTCAGCATCAAGACTCCAGAAGGTAAGTCCCTAAGCGACATACGTCCACGGGGCATTGTGATGGAACTCAATCGTCTCAATGACCACATCAAAGAACTCGAAGCCAAAGTGGATGAACTCCACGACTTGGAGAAATGGTTGGAGGGAAGATGAACCCCGCATTCATCTACCGACACACCATGACCAGCGAGGTGCTGGTGGTGGACATTGAGCGAGCGAAGGAACTCGATGCAGCAAGACCTTACTGGAAACTGCTCCATTCAATCAACGCGGTCGAGGTGCTGCATTTCATCATCGGACTGACACCACGGCAGAGGAACAGGTACATCAAGTCACTTACGGAGAAACCATGACCATCGAAGAAATGAGAACCATTGACGGAGTGAAGACTTGGAAAGAACTGGAGGAGGCCAAGGAACGGATCAAGCGGCTGGAGACAGCCATCCGATCCACACTTGAAGCCAATCGACACCTGTCCGACGGCGACAACTGCACCCTGATCGAACTCAAGAAAGCCCTACCAGACTACCCATGATCTACTCACAAGCAGGCCAATTGCCTCACCATCAGTACTGCTTCGTCGAATCATCCTTCCTCGGATTATCCGGGGCAGCATTCATCCCCTGCGTCTGGTTCGGCCTAGTATCCATCCCAGGTCGGATGTGGGGCTGCACCATCATGCTCGAATGCGGAGCGGTTTACCGGGCGGTTCCGCCGCACGCCATAACATTCAGCTGCGATCCAGAGCTTCTCTGGACACCTCAGCAAGCCCAGCGATGGGACTGCTACGGCACCGACTTTACCACCATCGAGTACACCTTCCTCCGAGGACTCGAATGCCAGGTCAAATGCGCCGATCAAATCATCACCGGCGACTACCTCTTCACCGCCGCTCCCATCGGAGATAGCTGGAGCCGACAACCCAACCAAGCCAAGGAATTCATGTTCATCCGAACCGATGGCGAACGACTCACCATCCAGCCCACCGACAAGGTCATCTTCATCGAGAAGTCATTCACCGAACCTCAATGGCCCACCGGCCTGCGAACCACCGACAAAATCTACACCTGCGAATAGAAGGGGAAAATGACGATACTTCAACAATTGGGGTTGACCAAGGAGTCCATGTCTCGCATGGTGGGCCACGTCACTCCGTTCAAGGATCCGAACCCTCGGATCAACCGGCGGTGGCCGGCTGTTCCAACCGAGATCCGGGATGCCATCCTGAAAGAGGACAAGTCACGCACTTACCCAGAGTTGTCCAAAAAGTACAACATCTCACTGTCATGTGTATGGAACATCAAGAACAGCAAAAACAACAAACAACAATAGAGGAACTACAACGATGGAAACAGTTATGTCACGAATTGGCCGATTGCTTGGGATGCGGATGCATAATCAAGCACGGCCTGTGTGTCCAGTGCCACAAAGCACAGAAGAGGTACCGAGCAATACAAACACCTTTGAGGTAGTGGCAGTTAGTAAGAAGAAGAAGGACAAGAAGCGAATATACATGAAACTCAGCGATTCAATCGATCAAGTTAACAAGCTGCGATCAGAAGGGCTTACCTATCGTCTCATCGGTGAACACTTCAAGATGTCCAAGCAGCGGGTCTATCAGATCATCAAAGCCGGTCAGCAGCGCGATATCGAGCGGGCCAAGTGGACCTACGGGCTCAGCGTTCGTAACGCTAAGCTGATGGACTTCCTCGAATTGAAATCCAAGGAGGCCGCTCGCAACGCGGTTCTATCTAGGGAGATCGCCCCTTTCAAGTGGGACAACTTCGGTCGCAAGTCCTACACCGACCTCTGCCAATGGCTCGAAGTCAAACCGCTTGAATCATTCAGCGGCAAGAAGTGTCCTCACTGCGGCCTTCAAACATGAGCAACCGTCACCAATACCCACTCGTTGAATCAATCAAGGTGGTCCGCCTCTCGGAGGGGCGGACCATCCGCATTACAAGGGATCGTACCAAGCAAGACCTCAAAGTGATCCACGGCGACGGAGACATCCATCTCACCTGCGTCGCTCAAGCCCATGATCCCATCGAGATGATCAAGACCTTGGCCCGCCTCGAAGACGTCCGATCAGTCGAACTCACCGACGCCAAGGGCAACGGCATCATAATCCACAAACAGAAATAACATGAACCAGTCCTCAACACACGACATCGTAACGGCACTCAAGATCGTCAGCTCCCAAATCGAATCACCAGATGGAGTCGCACAAGCCCTCTGCCTCGAAGCAGCAAGTCGTCTCACTGACATGGTCAAGCTCACGAGCGACCTCACTGCACACGTCATCTCCAATCCTGTGCATCACCCTCGATGTAACTCCAAAACCAAGGGTACCTACTGCAATTGTATCCTGGCTCGCATCCTCCCCACATGAAGACCCCAAGACACGAGCAGCCATGGTACGAATGCCGCCTTGAAACCAACAAGAAGCCAGCCCCATTGACCGCAGAGGAACGTACCACCATGAGCGACATCAACCGAAAGCTCATCGAGGACGCCCCTCGCCTCATCGAATACGGCATCAAGAAAGGGTGGATCTCCTACCCAAAGAAGACTCGAGCCTACCACACATGGATCACCAAGGATAGTCC